CTGAATTCCAAGTTCGTAGAGCAGTGGAGGAAAAGGTATTTAAAGATGCTCTAGCAAAAGGAGAAAATCTAACTTCTCAAGAAGCTGATATTAGAATTGCAAAAGTAATGGCGGATAAAAAACAAGTAGAAGAAATTAATCAAAAAGCAGATGCTGAAAAAAATAAAAATGATCCAACTAAAGCCGCTTCTCTAGCAATAAATGGTATGAATGATCGCGTTAAGGATGTTAGTGCAAGTCTTGGTACTGTGATGAAAGATGCTATCAATGCTAGTACTAAATCGCTTATAGAAGGAACAAAAACTCAAGAAATCTATAACGCGGTTCTTAAAGGTTATACTCAAAAACAAGGAGCAGATACAGTAAATAGAGTTCTAAGTGGTAAGTCAATAGGCGCGGCAATGAATATAGATCCTGACTATGCCGCACAAAGAGAGGTGAATCCTAGAGACAGACGAATGTTCGGAAGTCCAGGTATTCCTGATTTCCTCAATGGTGGTGATTTTAACAAGATGTTTGAAGATTTTGGACCTGGTAAGATAATGGAACTACACGGTTCAGAAATAGTTGCTCGTCCAGAACAGCTCAAAGGGATCGTCAACAAGATGATGAGCAACATGCAAAAAGCCGCTCCTCAAATGGAACAGTCAATGAGCAACATTACTGGACAACTGGGTAGCATGGCCAATAACATGTCCAGTCAAATGAGCCCAGCGGCTAGTCAACTGGCCAGTCAAATATCAACCACAAGTAAAGCTACTCTAGATGATGTTACAGGCGAGCTGATTAGCTTAAATAAACACTTAGTAGAACTGATCAATCACAACATAGATATGGTGCGATACAGTGCAAAAACGCAAAGAACTATAGCCAGCAATGGCAATAGGCTCTCAGCCTAAGGACAAATATGAGTTGGAAGAAATACTTTAGCCCGGTAGCAGTAAGTGGCAATCAAAGCCCGCTAGGCGGTGGCTATAACAGCAGTGGCGGAAGACCTGGCCCTGCCAGATCAAATTACAGCAGTTATTTGCCCGACGTGTATGCAGGCGCACCTAACAGAAACGAACGCTATGCACAGTATGAAACCATGGATTCGGATCCAGAAGTCAACGCGGCCCTAGATATTCTGGCAGAGTTTTGCACACAGAAAAACAAAGACGGCAAGACTCCTTTTAACTTGTTCTACAGACACAAAGCCACTAACTCTGAGATCCGCATACTTGGCGAATATCTACAGCAGTGGAGCAAACTTCAGAGATTTGATACCAGAATCTTCCGCATGGTGCGCAACACTTTCAAATACGGTGATGCATTCTTTATTCGTGATCCAGAAACTAAAAAATGGACTTATGTGGATCCTACCAAGGTTACCAAGGTCATTGTAAACGAATCAGAAGGCAAAAAACCTGAGCAGTACATAATAAAGGACCTGGCTCCAAATTTTATGGATTTGGTAGCTACCATGATCACGCCCAATCTCAATCCCAGAGCGGCAGGCGGCGGGATATCTACAGGCAGTGCCTACATGGGCGCAGGTGGACAGAGCCGTGGTGCATCTGGGCCATATCCTCAAAGCAGTAGCGGCAGTAGATTTACCATTGGACAAACTGAGCATGCTATAGACGCAAAACATGTGGTTCATCTCAGCCTTAGTGAAGGATTAGACAATCAATTTCCGTTTGGTAACAGCTTGTTAGAAAACATATTCAAAGTGTACAAGCAGAAAGAGCTACTGGAAGATGCTATATTGATATATCGCATACAGCGAGCTCCAGAACGCAGAGTGTTTCACATTGACGTGGGCAATATGCCAGCACACATGGCCATGGCCTTTGTGGAACGTGTGAAAAATGAAATACATCAGCGCAGGATTCCCAGTCAAACAGGCGGTGGCAACAATGTGATTGATAGCGCCTACAATCCGCTCAGCATCAACGAAGACTACTTTTTTCCCAAAACAGCAGAAGGCCGTGGATCAGAAGTTACCATGCTACAGGGCGGTTCAAATCTGGGCGAAATTGATGATTTGAAATATTTTACTAACAAGTTGTTCCGTGGCCTGCGCATTCCATCAAGCTACTTGCCCACAGGAGCAGATGACAGTCAACAGAGTTTCAATGACGGCAGAGTAGGCACTGCTTACATACAAGAGCTACGTTTCAACAAGTATTGCGAGCGCCTACAGGCTCTTTTAACTGAACGGTTTGATGTGGAATTCAAGCTGTATTTGGAAAATGTTGGTGCCAACATTGACCCCAGTTTGTTTGAAGTCAAGTTCAATCCACCGCTAAACTTTGCCAGCAGCCGGCAAGCACAGCTGGATGCAGAGCGTATCAGCACATTCCAGACCATAAGTCAAGTGCCATTCATGAGCAAGCGTTTTGCGCTGAAACGATTCTTGGGCATGAGCGATGATGAGATTGCAGAAAACGAACGCATGTGGGGCGAAGAAAGCGGACAAGGCACACCTACGCATACAGATGCTTCCAGTGAACTACGCAGTGCAGGCCTAAGTGCAAGTGGTATTGAAGGTGATTTGGGCATGGCTAGTGATTTGTCAGCGCCGGAAGAACTACAAAATGAACCAGGCGCAGGTGAGTCAACACCCGGTGCTGGACCAGCACCCACTGCTCCAGGAACGCCACCTTCCGCATAAATATTGTATGATACTACGCGAGCTGTTCTACATTGATTCTGATACTCGTCACGTGGCCAATGACATGCGCTATGAGCCCAAACGTGACCAAACTGTGATGCATAGAGGCGATACCCGCAAAACTAGGCTCAGCCTGCGCCAGATCAATGAGCTGAGAAAAGCCAGCGAAGCACACATTCTAGAACAAGAACAAGAATTAAGTTTTATACATTCCATGTACTTTACACCACCGGCACCCACCGCGTGATAGAAAAATATCTAATAATGCCTCGTTTAGGGGCATTATAGCATCATTTTATTAGATAGGCTTAAATAATACACAGCCTTGTATTACCATCACAGGAGAATTTAATCATGACTGACCGTACCCAATTTGAAGCCATGCTTGAGGCATTGATCAATGAAGATCAAGAAACAGCAAAAGAAATATTCCACAACATCGTGGTTGGCAAAAGCCGTGAAATCTATGAAGAACTACTAGCAGAAAACTTTGCCCAGGACACAGGTCCAGCCTATGGCGAATCCTCTAAAGAAGAGGAAGAAGAAGGCGAAGAGGAAGAAGAAGGCGAAGAAGAAGAAGAAGAAGGCGAAGAGGAAGAAGAAGGCGAAGAAGAAGATGGTGAAGTTGGCGGCGATGCCGGCGACGACTTTGTAAGCGACATCGAAGATGGTGACAGCGAAGAAAGTGATGGTGATATCGAAGATCGCGTTATGGATCTAGAAGATGCACTAGAAGACCTCAAAGCAGAATTTGAACAACTAATGGCCGATGAAGAGCATGAGCCAGCACACAATGACGGCATGGATGATCCATCATTTGGTGATGACAGCATGGACAGCATGGACGACACAGATGGCATGGATGCCGACAATCTAATGGAATATGTCAACGAAATTGGCAAGCCATATGCAGGTGGCAACGTTGCTAACACATCAGAGTTTCAATCAGTTGGCGCAGGCACTGGTGCCAAAATGAAAATTGCCAGCAACACACGCAGTGTGGTAGACAACATGCCAAACGACATGGGTGGCACATACAAGAACTTGAACCAAGGTCACGTGGAAGTTAGTGGTGATGTTGGTGCAAAAAGCACAGTGAAAGGCACAGGTGTAATGAATCCAACAGTGGGCAAAAACCCACATGCCAAAGGCAATGTAAATGTTCCAGGCGCCAACGCTGGTCAAACAGGTTTCAAAACACGCATGAAAGACGCTCATGGTGCGGATGAGAAAGGCGGCGGTGAACAAGGTCGCATGGCAGGTACAGGTGCACATTCTAACAAAGAAGGTGGACACAATACCAAGTCAATCATCAGCAGAAAAGCACGTTAATCCTAGGCAAATAGATGCTCTACTTACGTGAAAATTTAAGTTTCGACCAAGCTAAAATGATCGTCGAGTCTGACGAGAAAGATGGTAAAAACTTGTACCTTAGCGGTATCTGCATACAAGGCGGAATACGCAACGCTAATCAACGAGTTTACCCTGTGAGCGAAATTGGCAAGGCTGTCAAAACCCTCAATGATCAGATTCAAAATGGTTATAGTGTTCTTGGCGAAGTAGATCATCCAGATGACCTTAGAATCAACCTGGATCGTGTTAGCCACATGATGACAAACATGTGGATGGACGGTCCAAATGGCTATGGCAAGATGAAAATTTTGCCCACGCCAATGGGACAACTGATTCGCACCATGCTGGAAAGCGGTGTGAAATTGGGAGTATCAAGTCGCGGATCCGGAAACGTCAAAGAAGACGGCTCCGGTGAAGTGTCAGAATTTGAGATTATCACAGTAGATATGGTAGCTCAACCTAGTGCTCCTGGAGCATATCCTACACCAATTTATGAACACCTGATGAACAGTCGCGGTGGACTTAACAGCTTGCGCATAGCACAAGAGGTGAAAGGTGATCCCAAGGCACAAAAATATCTCAAAGAGAGCTTATTGAAAATAATAAGCAAACTCCAATAAAAGGAGAATCACATGTTGGATGCACTAAAAAATTTATTTGAAAACAATGTGATTTCAGAAGAGATCAAAGAGTCTATTGAGTTGGCTTTCGAGAGTCGCATAAACGAAGCTCGTGAACAGGTCGCTCAACAACTACGCGAAGAATTTGCTCAGAAATATGAGCACGATCGTTCGGTAATGATTGAAGCCATTGATCAAATGGTTACAGATCAACTATCACAAGAAATCGTAGAATTTGCAGAAGATCGTCAGTCACTGGCCGAAATGAAAATCAAGCTAGCGAAGAAAATGAAGAAAGATGAAAAGGTAATGAAGGAATTTGTTACACGTCAACTGGCTTCAGAAGTACGTGAACTGCATGAAGATCAAGTTCAAATGGCCAGCAAGTTTGGCAAATTGGAACAATTCGTAGTAGAAGCTCTTGCTCAAGAAATTACAGAGTTTTACAAAGACAAAAAAGATTTGGCAGAAACCAAAGTACGTTTGGTCCGTGAGGGACGTCAAGAACTTGCTAAGGTCAAACAGGCATTTGTTCAACGTGCGGCTGCTCGTGTCGAACAGGTTGTTGGCGAAGGACTACGTTCTGAACTCAACAGCTTGAAAGAAGACATCGATGCGGCTCGTCGCAATGACTTTGGCCGTAAACTATTTGAAGCGTTCGCTAGCGAATTCCAAAATAGTTACCTTAATGAGAAATCTGAAACTGCAAAATTACTCAAAGTCATAGACTTGAAAGAGCTAGCTGTCCAGGAAGCTGTAGAAGCTGCCGAAAACACTAAGGCTCTATTAGAAAGTAAACAAGCAGAAATTGCGAGACTACAAGAATCGCAAGAACGTAAGGAAATCATGAATGAACTACTTGCTCCATTAAACAAGGAACAACGTGAGATCATGGGTGAATTAATGGAGAGTGTGAAGACCGCGAAGCTTAACGAAAGTTTTGAAAAGTATCTTCCATCGGTTATCAATGGTAACGGAAAAACTCCGCAGAAGAAACAGGCACTATTAGAGGCTAAGGAAATCACGGGAAATAAAGATATTTCCAACGACAAGCGTGGTAGCGAGAGCGATAGCAACATCGTTGACATTCGCAGGCTCGCAGGACTAAAATTTTAAGGAGAAATTTAAATGTCTGAACTACTAAACAGCCGTTGGGTAGAAACTAAGGAAGCCCTATTAGAAGGCTTACAAGGCACAAAAAAATCAGTGATGGGTGTAACTCTTGAAAATACTCGCAAGTATTTGATTGAATCTCCAACAGCTGGTGCCACTTCTGCCGGCAACGTTGCAACACTAAATCGCGTCATTCTTCCAGTAATCCGTCGCGTTATGCCAACCGTTATTGCTAACGAACTATTAGGCGTACAACCAATGACTGGTCCAGTTGGTCAAATTCACACACTACGTGTACGTTATGCAGATAACGCAACAGGCACAGTGAACGTGGCAGCTGGTGAAGAGGCACTAAGCCCATTCAAGATCGCTGAAAACTATTCTGGTAACACAGGTACTGGTAAAGCTACATCAACAGCTTCACTAGAAGGCCAAGCTGGTAACAGACTAAGCATTCAGATCTTGAAGCAAACAGTTGAAGCTAAGACACGTAAGCTATCAGCTCGTTGGACTTTTGAAGCCGCTCAAGATGCACAAGCTCAGCAAGGTATTGATATCGAAGCTGAAGTAATGGCAGCTTTAGCACAAGAAATCACTGCTGAAATTGATCAAGAAATCCTAGCTTCATTGCTATCATTGTCTGGATCAGCAATTGAGCAGTTTGACCAATCCCAAGTTTCAGGTACAGCCACATTCGTTGGTGATGAGCATGCCGCTTTGGCAGTTCAGATCAACCGTGTTGCCAACTTGATCGCTCAGCGTACACGTCGTGGTGCTGGTAACTGGGCAGTGGTATCACCATTTGCATTGACAATTCTACAGTCTGCTACTACAAGCGCATTTGCTCGTACAACAGAAGGTACATTTGAAGCACCTACAAACACCAAGTTTGTCGGTACATTAAACAATGCTATGAAAGTGTATGTTAACACATATGCTTCAGATACAACTGATATTCTTATTGGTTACAAAGGTGCTTCAGAGTCAGATGCAGCCGCATTCTACTGCCCATACATTCCATTGATGAGCAGTGGTGTTGTGCTTGACCCAACAACATTCGAACCAGTCGTATCATTCATGACACGTTATGGTTATGTTGAGTTGTCAAATACAGCGTCATCTCTAGGCAACGCCGCTGACTATCTAGGTCGCGTAAGCATTGCAAACGTATCATTCAAGTAATTCTTTACTTGTTGACACAATCAAAGGGCTCTTAGGAGCCCTTTTTCTTTCTCAGCTAAATACATAGTACAACTTGCATGGTGTAAGTTTTATGCGGAAATCCAACCGCGTACGGCCTAGAACGCCGTTTTTCACAGGAGAAAACAAAATGGGACGTCCTTTAAATAAGAAATACATTGGTAAGCGTAACGTGGGTTCAACAGGATCTGCAAACGAATACTTAGATTCATCAGCCAATATTCCAGGCCAAACAGTAGGTAACATCATTGTTGGTACAGCTGGTTCATTTACATCAGCAACACTAGGTTCACCGGTCATTGCCGCAAGTGGTGCAATCACATTCTCAACAACTACTACTGCACTATTAGCAGGAACACAAGTTGTTATTACTGGCACCAACGGCGGTACAGGTTCTATTACTAACGGTACATACTATGTTGCCGCAAGCCCAGCTCCAACGACCACAGGTGTTACACTAGTTACAACATCAGGCGGCACAACAGTAGCAACAACTACAGCTGGAACACCATCAAGTCTAACATTTACCTATGGTCAAAATGCTAGCTTGACATTTCCAGCACCAGCGTTATCAGGTGAAGGTGGTACAACCGCAGTTGGTACAGCAACATACAGCATTGTCAGTGCAGTGGTAACAGCAGGTGGTTCTGGTTATGCTAACACAGCTACTGCCTTTACATTTGGTAATGCAGTCTTAACAATCACACCTGCAGCTGGTGCGCTAACAGGTACAGTTACAGTTACAACAGCAGGTTCATTTGTTGCTCCGTTGGCCGCAGGTCCACAAACAGTTGTTGGCGGTACAGGTACAGGCGGTACAGTAACAATCACTTATGGTTTGTTAGGCGCAACAGTTTCAGCAGGCGGTCAAGGTTATGTAAGCTCAGGTGCCGTAGGTGCAGTTGCAACAGTGCAGTCGGTTACGATTTCAGCTACAAGTTCTTCAGGAAACACTGTAACACTGTCAACCACTGACAAAATTGTTCCAGGTATGGTATTGACCACTGCCGCTGGCACTGCTGTTGGTAACATTGCTCAAAGCACAGCATATTATGTGTTGACTGTTACTAACTTAACAACATTAACACTTGCTACCAGCTACGCTAACTTCTTGTCCGCAAC